CCTTCTAATCATGACAAAGACAATATATATCTCAGGTTCCATGGGGTTACACTTTTTTTAATCCTAAGTATGCTTCTAAAAAGTTAAAAGTATCAGGTAGGAAAACTAATACTACTATGTCTGGCAAACCTATGCTAGAAGTAAAGTCTAAGCAAGATATGATGAAAAACCTTGCTAAAGCCTATTCTGTTACATGGGACTATAATCTAGCATTAGATATGGTTCTTGGTAGTTATACACCCACTGAGTTTAAAAAGTGGAAACGAATGATGAAAACGGAGGTTTTTAGTAAAATGATAAAAGAGGAACTTGCAGACTTACTAACCGACCATGGATTAGATAAGACTTATACTTTAGATTTATTGGCAAAAGTAATATCTATGGCTGAAGATAAAAAAGATGTTACTAATCTTATGCGTGCTGTAGAAAACCTACAAGGTATGCATGGTATGAAAGAAAAGCAACTTGTTAAAACAACTGAAAAGTTAGAAGCTATTAGCAATACTAAACTTATAGATGAGTTAAGAGAAGAAGAAGATAAACTAATAGCTACAAGAACAACAACTGAGGAGAGAGAATAGTGAGTAAAATAAAAGGTGTGGATATTAGCTCATTAAATTCTAGGCAACAGGCAGCTATGAAAAGTCATTCTACGCATCATAGTCCTAATCATATAAAAATTATGGTAAGAGCTATACTTAGTGGAAAAACTTTTACACAAGCTCATAAAATAGCAATGAAATTAGTAGGCCAATAGAAAGGAGTAATTATGCCATACGGTAAAGGAACATACGGTAAGAAAAAAGGTAGACCACCTAAAAAGAAAACTGGCAAAAAGAAAAAGTAATGGATTACGAAGAGCAATATAGCCAACTACAGGCTTTAAAAAAGCTTCGTAATAATATGGCGCTGTTCGGAAGGCACTGCTTCCCTACAGCATTGAGAAAGAGTACACCGCCATTTCATAATGATGTGTACTCTGCCCTCGCTAACGACAACAAAAGGAGGGTGTTAATTGCAGCTCCCCGTGGTACAGCTAAGTCTACAGTTACCACCCTCATCTTCCCTTTATGGAAACTTGCGTTTAAAGCGACTAATGAAGATTTATTTATGGTTATAATATCTGAGTCACAAACTCAGTCTATAAACTTCTTATCACGTATAAAATACCATTTAACCCACTCAGATAAATTTAGAGATATTTTTGGAGACCTTGGTCCTAGCACAGCAAAACGTTGGACTAATAATGATGTAGTTCTTGCTAATGGCGCGAGAATTATAGCTGTAGGTACAGGACAAAGAGTTAGGGGATTTATTGAAGGTGATACAAGACCTAATCTTATTATAGTAGATGACTTTGAGTCTGAGCTAAATGCATTTACACCAGAAGCTAGAGCTAAGAATAGAAAATGGGTTACAGAAGCTGTAATACCATCATTATCTGACGAAGGTAAAATAGCTATGATAGGTACTGTAATATCTGAAGATTGCTTTTTATATTGGGCTAAAGAATCAGATGCATGGCATACACTATGGTATTCTATATGGGATGAGGATGAAAAAAGTATATGGCCTGAAAGATTTCCTAAGTCTAGGATAATGGAGATTAAAAAAGAGTTTGCTTCTGTAGGTAACTTAAATGGTTTTTATCAAGAATATATGAATATAGCGCAATCTCCTGATATGGCACCATTCAAACCAGAATGGATAAAATTACACCACTATGATTATAAAAAAATAGATGGGCAAAATTGCCTAGTTAGGACTGTAGATGGAAAAGAAGAGATTAAACCAGTTGAAGTCTATTGTGGAGTTGACCCTGCTAGTAGCCTTTCTTCCACTGCTGATTATTTTGTTGTTACTACAATCGGTATTGATTGCGATAATAACAAGTATATCATTGATATATATAGGGATAGAATTTCTCCTGCAGAACAGCCTCAGAAGCTTATTGAGGTTTTTAAAAAGTATAGGCCTAGAAGAATGAAGATTGAAACAGTTGGTTATCAAGAAGCCTTAAGAACTGCTGTAAGAGAACTTATGTTAAAAGAAAGTTTATTTATACCAGGATTAGAGAAAGGTGTAAAGCCAAGAAATAGAAAAAGTGAAAGACTTTTATCACTTGTTCCTTTGTTTGCAAAAGGGACTTTCTTTTTTAGACCGCAAGACAATATAGCACAACAAGAATTTTTAAGTTATCCTAGAGGTAAGCATGATGATGTTATGGATGCAATATGGACAGCTTTACATGGTGCTAGACCTTCTAGAACAAAAAGTTTTGATAAAGATAGCAACTATTTAAATAAACCAAAGAAAAAGCTTGATTGGATGACCCTTTAGGTTGTATATTAAGTTGATAAAAACTAGGTACAATATTGGCATATAACGATAAAAAGACACCAGACATAGTAAATGAAACACTAAGGATTTTTAAGGATTACAGTAAAAAACGTGATGCTTGGGCTCAACAAGCTAAAGAAGATAAAGAGTTTCGTTTAGGTCGTCAATGGACTAAAGAGCAATCAGAAACATTAGAAGCTAGAGGGCAAGCTCCAATAGTTGTTAATCGTATTCACCCAGCAGTTGAAACAGCAAAAGCTATGCTTACTGCTAATAGACCATCATTTAGGTGTGCACCTAGAGAAGATTCAGATAGAAAAACAGCAAATGTAATGAGTGCATTACTTACTTATATGTATGATATATCTGATGGTAGAACTATTATAAGACAAGCTATAGACGACTATTATGTAATGGGTATAGGATATATTAATGTATATCAAGACCCTATGATGGATATGGGTAAAGGTGAAGTTTGTATGCATGATATAGACCCATTAGATGTATATGTAGACCCTAATAGTAGAAATAGATTTTTTGATGATGCAGAAAATGTTATTGTTTCTCGTTTATTTAGTAGAGAGCAAGCTAAAAAGCTTTATCCTAAATACAAAAAAGAAATAGATGATGCTAATAGTGAGCAAGATTTTAATATGCCCGAAACAGGTAGAGATAATGAAAGTAGAGTATTTTTTCCAGAAGATGTAGGGTTATTGCACGAACAAAGTGAATATGTTAGAGGATACGAAAGATATTATAAATTAGAAGTTGAAAAAACAAGAACTTATGAATCTTTTAGTGGTAAAGAAGAATTATTAAGTAAAGAAGAATTTGAACAGTATATACAACAACCAGCTTGGATAATACAAGGTCAAGTTATTGTTGATGAACAACAAGCTCAACAAATATCTGCTCAATTAATGGCTCAATATGAAATGCAAAAAGAAGAAGCTATGGCTATGGAACAGCAAAAAATGAATCAAGCAGGCCTTCCTCCTGAAGCTGAAATGCCACCAATAGATATTCAACCACCTCAAATTGAGCAAACAGACTATCAAGGTCTTATATTAAAAAAATTAATAGAAATAGTAAAGATAAAAGTAACAAGAGTAAAACAATGTATTATTGTTGGAGAAACTCTTCTTTATTCTAGAGTATTACCTATAGACCAATATCCTGTAGTTCCAATATGTAACTTGCATACTAGAACACCTTATCCTACATCAGATGTAAGAATGGTAAAAGGTTTACAAGAGTATATAAACAAAACTCGTTCTTTAATTATTGCACACGCTACTACAAGTACTAATACTAAAATACTAGTTCCTGAAGGTAGTGTAGATATGAAAGACTTTGAAGAAAAATGGGCACAGCCTGGAGTTGCGATACCTTACGACCCAACAGACGGTACTCCAGTAACAGTACAACCTAGCCCTTTACCAAATGAATTATATGCTAATGAGACTACAGCTAAAAATGATATTGACCATCAATTAGGTTTGTATGAAATGATGATGGGTAATTCCCAAGCTGCTCCACAAACTTATAAAGCTACTATATCTTTAGATGAGTTTGGTCAAAGAAAAATTAAATCTAAGCTTACAGATATTGAACAAGCTTTAGTAAGGGTTGGGCAAGTTGCAATACCATTAATGCAACAATTATATAGTGTGCAAAAGACATTTAGACTTGTTAATCCAAACAATTCTATGAGTGAGTACGTTATAAATAAAAGATTATACGATGATAAAACTGGAGAAGTTCAAGTATTTAATGATATAACAATAGGTAAATACGATGTTATAGTTGTAAGTGGGAGTACATTACCTACTAATAGATATGCTGAACTTGAGTTTTATATGGATGCATACCAAAAAGGGCTTGTTGATAGACAAGAAGTTCTAAAGAAAACTGAAATATTTGATATTGAAGGCGTTATGCAACGTACTGATGAAATACAAAAATTACAATCTATGGTTCAACAACAACAAGAGCAAATTAAAAATTTACAAGGAGACTTGCAAACTAGAGATAGAGAGGCAGTTAACCTTCGTAAGAAAGTAGAAGTTGAGAAGTTTAAAGGAGATTTAGATAAAACATCTACTAAAGCTAAGTCTGCTGGAGTCTTGTTCGAAAAAAGATTGGATGATAATTTAGCCACTGTTAAGCGTCAGATTTCTGATGCTAGCAAAAAAGAAGGCTCACCCTCTCGTGGCGAAGAGGCAGCTGAAAATAGGAAATAAAAAATGGACGCATTAGAGACAACCAACAATACAGACACCCCTGAATCTCAGGGCTCTGGACAATTATCGGTAGAAGAAGCGTTCTTCACAAGTGAAGAGCAACCTACGGTAAATAACGAGATAGTCGGGACTCCTGAAACTCAGGATACTCCTGCTGGAGATGGTGCTAACTTAAATATTGAAGAAACTCAACAATCAAATGATGAGAGAAGATTTCAATATTGGCAATCAGAAGCTGATAAAGCTAAAAATGAAATTGCTCAGTTAAAAGCACAACTGAATCAACAGCCTCAACCACAGCAAGCACAACCTGCTCCTGCGGAACAAAAGCCTGTTGAGGAATTTCCTCCTGCTCCAGAAAAACCAAAAGCACCTGTAGGCTTTAATAGAGCGGAAGCTAATGAAGACCCTAACAGTGCAAGTGCTCAATACTTAAATCAGTTAGACGAATGGAGAGACGATATAATACAGTATAATTCACTTAAAAATGAATACCAAACTGCATTAGTATCTGAACAACTTCAGAATCAAGAAAAAGCTAGGCAAGATGAAATAAAGAGAGCTCAAGCTTATCAACAGCAACAACAGCAAGTTAATCAAGTACACCAAAGAGTTCAAGGTGAATTTGGCTTAACTGCTGAAGAAGCTACTGAATTTGTTCAAACAATGTCTAGTCCTGAAAGTTTAACTATGGATAATCTTGTTCAACTGTATAGAATGCAGAAAGGTTCTGGGCAGACAGTACAAACACAACCGACTGGCCCTAGCGAAACGTTTAATCAACAAGCTAGAGCACAGCAGGTCCCATCACCGATGGGTGTTTTACCTGCACAACAGAACGAATCTACAACCTCTGCAGAAGACAATATTATGGATTCGATGATTAGTGGTTACAAAAAAAGTAACCCTTGGTAATTAACAATTCCTACTCGAAGGTCTACGCGACAGCTGAGAGAGGATTAAATAGTGTATAGGAGACGAAATGGCAACAGTTTATAGTAACGTTGCTTCTGCCGCTGGTAGCGGTTTAGCCGACTTAG